AATTTGAATTTAAGGAAGTCAATAAACAAATTTTTGATTTGTATGTCAATTTCTTGGCAACAAAAAACTTAGCATGGTTAAATAATGCAGAAAGAGAGTTGAACTAATGGCCAGACTATCTAAAGACACAGAGTATGCTATTAAATATTTACTTGAATCCCAAAAGATGGATCCAAAAGACGTAGCTAAAGAATTAGGAATTAAAATCACCACCGTCAACAAGTTTTTGCCAAAAGAAGAAACAAAAACAGCACCGGCTAAAACAGATAAGACAAAAGACCTCATGATCAGGCAAACATCAGCTAAAAAGAACAATACTGTTAGCATTATGACCGAAGCAGCGTCACAACTATCTGATGAGTTTATGAAAACAGTACACTCTGAACAAGTAAAAAGAACTCAAGGATATATTTTCCGTCCAAAAGCAAATTGAGATGTCTGCTAAAAAATATCCATCGAAATATTCGAATGGCAAAAGTGTAACTTCTGCTCAGTATATCACAGAATTAATTTGTGAAAAATGGGCAAAAAAGGAAAAGAAAGATTTACACTATAGATTTTGGTTAACTCCAGAGTGGGAAAAATATTATCGTAACCAGATACCTTCTGCAAATGCATTATTAAAAAAATACTCTGATACAGCGATTATTAGAGCATTGAATAATCCAAAAACAGAAAGAATATACTCACTGCGAGCACCACACCTTCCCGCTATCATAGAACAAGAGCAGAGACATATAGAGACAGAGAATCAAACCCTGTCTAAGGTTTATGAAAGACCAGAGAATGTATCATTTGGTCACACGCCACCAATCAAACGTAATATTATTTCAAAATTAAAGGATCTAGATAATGAGTCTTAAAGAAGATGTTGTAAAAAACTTTGGCGATGATATTATTCTTACTGGCAATGCTATTGTTGATCGCAAGAGTATAATTATTCCGGTTAGCCCATCATTAGACATAGTATTAAATGGCGGTATACCAGAAGGTAGTTTCGTTGTACTAACAGGTCAACCAAAATGTGGTAAAGATTTAGCAATTAGCGAAACAGTTTATACTCCAAACGGTCCAATAAAAATGGGCGATATAAAAGTTGGAGATATTGTATGCAACGCTAGTGGCGGAACGTCGAGGGTCATAGGTGTTTATCCTCAAGGCAAAAAAGATGTCTATAAAGTCACCTTTAATGATGGAACAACGTCGTTGTGCGGACTTGAGCATAACTGGACAGTATCTCGAAATAATAGAAACACAAAATATTTTACCATCACACTACAAGAAATTATAAAAGAAGGATTATATTATAGCGATAGACCAAAATGGAAAATTCCAATAACTAAACCTGTTTATTTTAAGCAAAAAAATAAGCTATCGATAGATCCTTATATATTAGGATGTCTACTTGGTGATGGTGGCTTAACACAAAAAACTCCTAGATTTACAACATCAGATAAATTTATAGCTAAAAAATTTCAAAGGTTTTGTCAAAATAGAGGATTGTTTTTTAAGCATATTAGTAAGTATGATTATAGTATAAACGGAAATGTCGAATCTAGTACTCTTGTCAAAAACACACTAACAAAAGACCTAAAAAAAATGGGACTTATGGGAAAATCTTCCCACACAAAGTTCATACCCACATCATACAAATATGCGTCTATTCAAAATAGATTAAATCTTATCAAAGGACTCATGGACACAGATGGACATAACGATCATGGAAAAAGAGCAGAATATACCTCTACCTCTACTCGTTTAATAAAAGATGTGAAAGAAGTCTTAGAAAGTTTAGGATACTCTGTTGCCACTAAACAAAGAACAACCCGATGCAATAATAAATCATTTATATCATATAGATTATATATTCATGGAGATGACATAGATAGGCTTTTTTCGTTGCCCAGAAAAATCAGTGGACATAAAAGACAAAAGCCAATATTACATAGAACCATTAAAAATATTGAAAAAATGCAACCAGTATTGACCCAGTGTATAGAATTAGATTCTTGCGATGGATTATTTTTAACTAATAATTTTATTGTAACACACAATACAACAACATCTTTAGATTTTGCCGCAACCGCTCAAAGACCAGAGTATCAGGGCGGATTAAAAACTCCACGCGAAGTGTACTACCTAAACATTGAAGGTAGACTGAAGAAGCGAGACTTAGAAGGAATACCAGGACTTAATCTAGATAGATTTCATGTTATTGGTAGTCAACAAGGTAAGATTTTACACGCAGAAGAATATTTACAGATTGCAGAAAAAATTATTAATGAAATTCCAGGATCAGTTCTTATCATAGACTCTTATTCCGCTTTGTGTACAGAAGCAGAAATTACCAGTGAAATGGATAAAATGCAAAGAGCAGATGGTGCTAAGTTGCTTGCCAAGTTTTGTCGTAAGGTTGCTAATGTTATTCCAGTAAATAAAAATATTGTTATTGGCATCACGCACTTAATGGGTAATCCAACCGGATATGGTGCAGAATTTAAGGAGAAGAGTGGGCAGGCCATTGCTTATCAGACAGATATTAAACTTAGAGCAAAAACATTCAAGCCTTGGACTCTTAGTGCCGATAGTACACAAATAGGACAAGAGATCGAGTGGCAAGTTATATGCTCTGCTTTAGGGCCACCGGGAGGCAATATTACTAGTTATATTCGATATGGTCAGGGTGTTGACAAATACATGGAAGCTATTACACTGGCTTCTGATATGGGCATCATCCACAAAGGAGGCGCTTGGTATACTCTAACATCTTTAGAAGATAAGCCTAAATTTCAAGGAGCAGAAAAAGTTAGGCAATATCTATTAGAAAATACCGATGCTTATAATGGTCTGGTAAAATCGATTAAAGAAACCATGGGCGTTAAATGCTGATTAAAGATTTAGATGGTAATAGTCATAATTGGTTATTAACCGGTAATATGGCTAAAGGAAAAATTGTCAATAGATCATCATATCATTTAGCTGCCAGAGCCGCTATAATTAGTATATTTCCAACACTACAGGTATTAGAAGAAGTTCCAATTCCACTACGCAAAAGTGAAACGCTGTATCTAGATTTTTATTTGCCGCTAAAAAAGATATGCTTTGAAGTTCATGGGGAACAACATTATAAATTTATACCATTCTATCACACTACTGTTTTAAACTTTCTCAAAGCCCAAAAGAGAGATAAAGAAAAACAAGAGTGGTGTGAACTGAATAATATACAATATGTTGCATTGTCTTATAATGAATCCGAAGAAGTATGGAGAGAAAAGATCAATAATGCTTAAAACATCCAAAGAAGAAATAAAATACTGGGATGATATCCTTGATGAATATGAGCAATCTGTAGGATTACCATCTTATAAAGATGATAGTATGTCATCAGATGAACTTAATCAATATTTAACTATGAATAGAGATTCAATAGAAAAGCTAGGACCAGAAGACTGTGCCCAAATAGCATACCGACTTGCACAGTATTCTTTTCATATTCAAAGAACAATCAATAGAGAAATTGCAAGATATAATTGGGCTGATGAAACTATTAAAGAAACTATAGCGGATGAAATTAATAATTATAAGGGTTATGGTTATGTGGAAAAGTCTGGACAGGCTATAAAGCATAATGACAAAGCTCAGTCATTGAATAATATAAAAAAGTATGCTAAACAAAGATCGGACAGATTGTCTTATTTAGCTAATGGTATTAAAAATCTATCAGATATAATATTATCTGTACAAAAAACAAAGGTGAAACATGGGTCTTGATAATGATGATATCAAAGCTCTAATAGCTATTCTACAAAAAGGACTTACTGATGGTGAAACATCAGAGTCTGGTCCCGTTAAGCGTACTACGAAGCCAAAGGTTACCAAGCCTAAAGTTAGAAAAACAACTAACAAATTTGAAAAAATGGCTGAATTTAATATGTGTAAAGAGGATGTGGAAATTGATAAAAAAATTAGAAAGCCACCGCCATCTGCTAGAAATAGACCGTTTGATCTTGTAAAAGTACGGTGTCGTATTTGTGGAAAAAAAGAAAAAGTTGCACCATCACTGGTTGAATCCCATGATAGATATAAGTGCAACAAGTGTTCAACAGGAGCAGGCTGATGATTTTGTGTGATCCCGCCGCAGAAAGAGCGGTATTGGCTGGCATATGTACATACGGCGAAAACGCTTATTTAGATGTGGCTGATATTGTACAAGAAACCTCTTTTACTATTGATAGCAATAGTATTATATTTAAGTGTGTAAAAACACTTTGCGAAAACCATCAGAATACTATTGATATAGCGTCAATATATTCTGTGTCTCAAGAGTTGGGCGTTTCTCATATTCTATCCAAGAAAGAAGAAACACAACATCTTAAGGCTATTATGGATTTTCCAGTTAGCCTTGATAATGTTCGCAAGTTTGCTGCTAAAATTCGTAAGCTAGAAATAGCTAGATTATTACGTAAACAGTTGGAAACAACTCAGGATAAAATTCTTGAGATCACAGGCAATGAACCAATAGCGTCAATTATTGGAATAGCAGAAGATAGTATTTTTAATTTTACGTCTCTGTTAAATGATGCTGATGACAAGCCCGTATCTATAGGATCCGACATAGAAGAATATGTCAAAAATCTTGAAGAAAATAAAACAGATCAAGTTGGTATTCCAACCGGCTTTCCTATCTATGATCAAGCCATAGGTGGCGGTTTGCGTAAAGGAACAATCAATGTTATTGGTGCTAGACCAAAAACCGGTAAAACCTTATTGTCAGATAATATGGGTTTCCATATTGCCAATAAATTAGGCTTGCCAGTACTCAATATGGATACAGAAATGAACAAGGAAGATCATATAAATAGAGTACTTGCTATGATGACAGAAATAGAAATTAATAGTATTGAAACCGGCAAGTTTGCGGAATCACCAGATAAAAAGAATAAAATTAATAATGCTGTCAAGTCTTTAAAGGACACAAAATTATTTTATAAAACTATCGCCGGTAAACCATTTGAAGATCAATTAGCAATTATGCGACGATGGTTAGTAAAAGAAGTAGGATTAAACGACGATGGTACAGCAAAAGATTGTGTAATATTTTACGACTATTTGAAACTCATGGATAGTGCTGGTATTAATCAAGATCTAAAAGAATATCAAGTTCTTGGATTTATGATGACCAGTTTACATAATTTTGCAGTTAGGTACAAGGTGCCTATTGTTGCTTTTATCCAATTAAATCGTGACGGTATCACAAAAGAAAGTACAGACTCGGCAAGCGGATCTGATAGAATTATTTGGTTATGTAGTAATTTTAGTATCTTCAAGCGTAAAAGCGATGAAGAAATTGCAGAAGATGGTCCAGATAATGGTAATAGAAAACTATTGCCTCTAGTAAGCCGCCACGGCGGAGGTCTTGATGATAACGACTATATTAACTGCAACATGAAGGGATGGTGCG